TTTTCTGGGGAAGTTTTAACAGCTTTTGCTAGAAACAATATCTTTAACGAGCAACTTCATTCAGTTCGTACTATCACAAGTGGTAAGTCAGCACAGTTCCCAGTATTAGGAACTGCTACTGCTGCATACCATACAGTAGGAACTCCTCTTGTTGGTGCTAACCAAATCTTGGCGAATGAAAAGATTATCAACATAGATGATCTTCTAATTGCTCAAAGTTTCGTTGCTAGTATTGACGAACTTAAGAATCATTATGACGTAAGAGCTACTTACGCTGATGAATTAGGTAAGGCACTTGCTAAAAAATACGATGAAAACGTAGCGAAGCAAATAGCTAATGCAAGTCGTGCATCTACTACTCTTACAGGTGGTAATGGTGGTCTTGTATTAACACTTGCTAATGGTAATACAGCTTCTTCTGACGTTACTGGTGATGAGATAGCAGCAGCTATCTATGACATTGCACAGACATTTGACGAAAGAGACATTCCTCCAACAGATCGTTTCTGTGTATTACCACCTGCTGAATACTACAAACTTGCTGAGTCTG